CCTTTTGCATCAGTCCCTTTAAAAATGGTTGGCTTAGGTAAAAAAGGGGGTGCTAAAGTAGGATATAATGGACCCGCAGTTTGGAAGGATAATTTACCTAAACCTTTTTATTATGCGGGTGGTTTGACAGCGGGGGGTATGTCAGCGGGGGGTATGTCAGCGGGTGGTTTGACAGCGGGACAAGTTAAAGAAATGTTAGACACACGTAATCCTAAAATTTTAGTATCAAATGAAAATGGTGAATATCAAGAATTAGAAGGCGGAAACGCTATTACAAATTTTTTATCTAATATATTACAACAATTTAACCCACTACACCATATAGGCAAAGAAATAAGCAGAACATTCAATAAAGGCAAAGTTATGGGTAAAAGATACGGAGGCGCAAAAGGCGATGTAATTGACACTAACACAACAGGAAGAACAGGAAATCAAGCATTAATCGTTGGTTATGGTAAAAAGCGTGGTCGTAAACCAAAAGGTGCGGGTATTTTAGGCGACATAGCAAAAGTTGCTAATGCCCCTATGGATTTTTTATCTAAATTTACTATGGAACAACCCACATTTTTGGAAAGTGTCGTTGGTCGTGATAATTTACGTAATATTGGGCGTAATGTTTCAGCGGGTGTTGTTGAAAAAATGTTAGGGTTAGGTAAGAAGAAAGAAAAAGATGCTAACAAACCGAAAAAAGTTAATAAACGGGCTGAAATCGTCAGAAAAGTGATGAAAGAACAAGGTTTAAAAATGATTGAAGCATCCAAATACGTAAAAGACAATAATCTTTATTAAATATATAAAAATATTTATTTTCTGGGAACTATATTTCTAACTTAATAATATTGAGTTCCTAGAAATTATAATCTAACATTTAATATATATTATGCAGAATGAATTGAGAAAAAAACAAAATTCAGCGGTTTATGATGAAGAAAAAGCTATTAATAAAAGGGTAGTTGATAAAATGTTTAGTCAACTAGATGTATGGCGGGAAGAAATACCCAAATCTAGACAAGTATCCGCAGAAGATAGTATAAATATAGAAAATACTATAACAGAATTAATTGCTCTATTAAATGAAAAATTAACAGCTATTGATACACTCATATTTAAAAAGAAAGGCGTTGACGAATTATATACTAAAATCGTTAATAATAATGATTTTCAGAGTAAATATAATAATCTTATTAAACCAATAACACAAGGTAAAAAACAATCATTAAAAACAGCAGTTGAAGCCCAATTACAGCTCTTATTACAACCATTAAGCAGTGTATTAATAGGTTATAAAACACTATTAAGAGATTTTAACTTACTTAAATCAAGATTACCAAGTATATTTAACGCATACGCATTATACAAATTGGTATATTATCAGATTGATGTGAGCCAATTTAAAACAATAAATAATGAATTAATTAACTCATCTAAATATTTAGCAGAAAAAGACTTAACAGTAGAAACAAACAATATATTATATACAATGCAAGAACAATATAATTTAATGCCTAGTGAGAGAGAAAAAATATTTATTGAAGACCCAACTTTAATAAAACCAGCGAAGGCGACAAAGGAAGAAAAAGAAATTGAAGCATTTAGAGATTATATATTAACTACTTCATTACAAAAAGCAACAGCACAAAAGCAATTAATGGAAAGACAGAAGAAAATAGAAGAAAAAGCAGACAATCCTGATTTTTTAAAAATACAAGAATTAAATAACAAAATAGCTATAGTTAATGAATTATTAGCTAGTAGAAAACAAACATCCAAATTAATAAGAACCCAGATGCCTATAACCCCATTACCATCAGTCCCACCCGTCCCCGTCGGTTTACCAACTCAAGGAGAATTAAAAAAATTAATACCTACTAAAAGAGATTACGGAACTTTTTAAAAAAATATTATTATTGTTATATTTTATATATAATAATAATAATCTACGTATAATTATATATGGCTTTAAATTTTGGAAAAATAGGGCGTCAGGTTGCCGTTATTAATGGCGGACGCTATGATAAAAAGAAAATGTATTTAACAGAAGAAAAAGGAAAAAACACAGATGAATATATAAAAGATTTTAATGCTTTTCATATAACCGATGAGGGTAAATTTTTACAGTCCCCATCAAAAGATAGAGAAAGAGAAGTTTATTATATTGTAGGTGCGTCAGGCTCAGGTAAATCAACATATGCGACATCATTAATAAAAGAAATTAAAAAAATCAGAAAAGATTATCCGTTATATGTTTTTTCAACTCTTAATGATGATTATGAAAGTCTTGACCCTCTCAGAGTAAAATTAACTAAAAATTTAATTGATAACCCTATAGAACCCGAAGAACTTAAAAATTCTATATGTGTCTTTGATGATTTAGACGTTATAAGCGATAAAAAATTAAGAGAGAGTATTTTAGGGACAGTCAGTAAATGTCTTGAAATTGGGAGACATTTTAATATATACTGTATTTTTACAAGTCATTTAGCGACAAAAGGACAAGAAACCAAAAGAATATTAAATGAAGCTCATAGTATAACAATATTTCCTCATAGTGGGTCGGGTCGTAGTATGGGTTATTTATTAGAAAATTATTGCGGGTTATCTAAACAAGATATTAAAAAAATTCAGAAATTAAAAAGTAGATGGGCGACAATTTATAAACACTATCCACAGATGATTTTAAGTGAAAAAGACGCCTATCTATTACACGACAATTAAAAAAACCATAAATCAACCAAAGGTTATTTCTGGGAACTCAATATTATCTAAGTTAGAAAAATAGTTCCCAGAAAATACAAAATTATTTATTTTATATTATATTATATATATAAAATGAATAATGATAATTATGCATTACACGCAGTTATTATTAAAAAAGTAGATAATATAACGCAATCAATTGCCAAAGAAATAGCCTCTAAATTTATAGATAAAAAACAGTTTTTTATGAGAGAAACGAACGCCTCTTATAGATTTAGAAATATTCCTAAAACTAAATTTATTAAATCATCTTTCAGAACTAAAAAAATAAATAATTATATATCATTAGTTTTCGGCGAATTATTAGTCTCAGGTAAAGGTTTAAAAAAGTTTATTTCAAAAAAAATAGATAGATTAAAGGATATATTTAGTCCTAGATTAGATGATTATAGTAATAAAGCAAAAAGAGCTATAGAAAAATATGGGAATAATAAAATTATAGGTATGCAGATATATAGAACCCCATTAGATAGTATTATTAATAAGACAATTAATACAATTTCTTTCGGTCAGTGGAATGAATTGCAAAAAAAATATGGTTTTGATAAATTTTATCATCTTGCTTTGGTTTTAACACTAGATAATAATAAAAATATTATAGTTCAGAAATTAGATGTTATTGATGTAGATGATAGTTATAAAACGACATCTAAAACTGAAACTTTTAATATAACAGGTTATGCCCCAAATACAAAAACATTAAATGACTTATTAACATCTGCCCGATCCAAATTAAACGATGATAAATTATGGTTTGGTTATGACCCATTATATAATAATTGTCAGTATTTCATAAGGTATATATTACAGAATAATGATTTATATAATGATGAAATTAATAAATTCTTATTTCAAGATTTAACCGAATTAATAGGCGATTTAACGAAGACAAAAACGGGATATTTAACATCTAAAATTATGAAATTTACAACTGATTTATCAGCTACCGCCAATAAATTATTAGGTAAAGGAGAACCAAAAAATAAAATTCATTATTATAAGAAACAATTATTTAACCTTAACAAAAAAATAAATAATACAACAGATATAAATATATTAAAAAGTTATGAAGATAAATTAATAAAAATAGAAAATAATTTAATTAAGTTAAAAAATAAAAATAAAATCTAACATTAATTATATATGTCAAATGTCGTAATATTTGGAGAAACAGGAACTAATACTGTCCCCGTTTCGGTAGATGCAACTGGAAATATAAACGTTAATGTAGTCTCAGGAGGAGGCGGAGGTAGTGGTGGTATAATCCAAGGTCAAAATATAGATGGTAATTTAGGTATCAATATTTCAGCAGATACAAAAATACAATCAACTGAAACTATCAACCGACTTTATACACATTCAAGTTTATATGCAGAATATACTGACGGTTTTAATCAAACATCAGATTTAGCCTTAAATTGCGACGCTACGGGAAAATTAAATGTAAATGTAGTAGGTGGAAGTTCTTTTGACGGTGTAATTAAAGGTATAAGCACAAGTGGAACAAATCCGTCTGTAAATTTTAGCGCCGAAGTTATAACACCCCCCGCAGGTGGTAATACTATTAATAAATTATATACTCACTCATCATTATTTGGGTATAATGACATAACAGAACAAGAAAAACAGGTAGGCGTTAATTCTGACGGTCAGATGTCAGTTTTAGTCGGTAATACGGCCTTAGCCGTAAATGTTAGCGATGGAGCAGGATTAGCCTTATCCTCAACAGCTCAAACAGTAGGAACAGGAAATGCTAATTTTTTAAATACATATTCACGTATGATAGGCTCAACTAATGGAACAGATTATAAAACAGCATTAATGGATACGGGCGGGAGATTACAAGTTAGTGCTCGTATTAGTGATAGCGCAGGAGGCGGTTTAGGTTCAACGGCTATAGGAACAATTAAATGCTTAAATGTAGTAGATTTAAACCAATCATACACAGGAACAAATTTAAACGTTAATGTAGCAAATACAGCAACTACCAACTCAAACATACGAGACGGTGCGGGAACTCTTTTAACATCTACAAACGTAGGCGGAGCAGGTGGAAAGCAAGGTCTAGACGTCAACATAATCGGAGGTGGGGGCGGTGGTGGTGGTGGCGGGGTCGTTCAATTACAGGCATATGATAGCGCCGACCCTTTAGTCCCTATGAACGTTCAGACCACAGCTAATCGTCTTTTAGTTAATTCTAATATAATTGACGCCGTTGATGCTAGTCGTAAATTAGTAGTAAATTTAGATGGTTCTATTAATGTTGCAGGAAGTAGTAGCGTAGTTCAGGGTATTAATACGGACGGCGGGTTGGCAGTTGATATCAAAGCAACAGATAACCGCCTATTAACAAATTCTTTATTAATAGGACAAACAGGAGGAGGAACACCTACACAACACGCAGTAATTACTAATGGAGCGGGAAACCTTATAGTTGAAGCAAAGTGCCACGACGGAGTAAATAACCCCATAGCGTCAACAGTTGTAGGAACTGATAGAGCCCTTGATGTTTATGTTCTTGGTAATAATCCAAATTTAAAAGGTTCATATAATAATATAGCTAATAATCTCACTTTTTTAGCCTCATTAGCATTTACAACACCATTAAGTCTTAATAATGAATACGGAAATGAAAGTGTTATAAGTTATCAAGATGGTTCAACCTTAATAACATCTTTTATTAGTATTTACGGCTCTTTAGATACATTATCAACTGGTAATTATTTTTATATAGGAGTATTACAACCAGCACTTATTAGACCTAATTTTCGACAAGCATCTGCCGTATTAAAATTAAAGGGTCTTAAATGGATTAAAATTGGAAACGAACATAATAACAATGTAAGCTTTGTAAATTGCACCCTAATAAGTGGCGAATAATAATGTCATAAATATTATTATAATAAAATTATTATCTATTATAATTATATATAAAATGGATAGTCAAATATTATGGACTAAAAATGAAAACGGCACATTAGACAGAGTATTAGGAATAAATAGTAATACACTACTTACAACTAATAAGAATTTAGCACAGTTGTCAGATGTAGACACGACGGGTGTAAGCAATCAAAAAGCATTAGTATATAATTCTACTACTGAAAAATGGGTAGCTTCTGGACCACTATTTTCTCAATTAGGAGATGTATTAATTAACGAAGCAACATTAAATGCGAGTAATAGTATTAAATGGAACTCTGCTCTTGTTAAATGGACTAATAGAGACTTAGGATATGCCATAATGACAATATCAGGACAAATTAAAGATGCTAAATGGAATACGAATGATGTTAATTTTAATTTATTAAATCCTGATAGTTATGAAACTGGGACATTTGAAATTTCTTCATTTGTTAATAATTTAATTACTGTTGATACAACAACTAATTTTAATGTTAACGGTTTGATTAGTGGAGCAAATTATAGAATTGAATGCAATTTTAATTATTATTATACGGCTGGGAATGCTCTTATTACACTAACAACGCAAAATCAAGCATTAGGACAAATTGGTTTTACAATAATCCCTCAATCAACATCTAAAATAGCTGTATCTTCTCAAACACTTGCTAATAATACTATAAGCGCCGTATTTTTTCAGGCTAAGGCAGGATTTGGGACTTTTACAGGATTAACGCCTAAAAATGTTAATATAACTATTTCAGTTATTGAAATGTAAAAATTAAAATCTACCAATATATATATATAAATGGAAAATACATTTTTAATCGGACTTATTAAAGGGCAAACTATCCCTAATACAGTTTACAGACAAATTGGGGGCAACGTCTATAATCAAAGTAATAAATTAACTAATTTATCAGATACTAATATAACAACACCTCTGAACGGTCAAATATTATATTATTTATCACCAACATATAGAAATAAATTCAATACTTTTCAAACTGGGACAAGTAATATTAACTGGGGCGATATGATAGGTTTCGCAACAAATGGGAGTAATTTATTCTCACAAACATTAACATATAATAATGCAACTCAGAAATACGTTCAATATCAACGATTACATAGTTCTATAAATGGTAATGCTATGCAATTAGACACTGCTAAATTAATAACAGGTGGTATTTATAGTATGACAGTTAGTAATTTCCCTACAACATTTTACGCTTTTACAAGTGGTTCAGCAACAAATGTAAATTCAGTAGTATCAACTACTATAATGGCTACATATTTAACGGCTGCTTCTACTGGTATTACATTAACTAATGGGTGCTATAATAGAGCCTTTGAGATAAACGGATTTTTAAATATACCATTAACAACATTCACTGATAATTCACTTTTTACAGTATATGTGTATCTAGGTGAAACTATTATAAATCAGACATCTGTTGTATGTAGAACTGGGGACATTCAAAAAATTATTAATATTTATGCTGTTGTTAATACTACAGTCGCAAATGTAGGTATGAAAATTGATTTTAGACTTCAATATACTGGTTCTACATTAACGACTGGAGCAACTATGTTTAATTTTTCAGTTAAAAGTTTATAATTAATTCAAATAATATTATCTAAGATTATTATAATGGATAGTAACGCAAAAGATTATAAAATAATAGATGGTTATAAATATTTTATTAGCAATAAGCCTAATAAAAAATTAATGGTTAAAGTAAACGGAAAAATTATTCATTTTGGTGCTTATCCTAATTACGACCATTTTTTTGATGAAACCGAATTATTAGACGATAAATATAATCATTATGATATTGATAGACGTTATAGATATTTAAGTAGGTCAAGTAAAATTAAAAATAAAAAAGGAGAATTAACGGCATATGACCCCGAAAGCCCTAATTATCACGCAATGAGGATTTTATGGGGATTTTAACCGTTCTTTAAAAATATCTAAATGTAATTTACTCTGTTCTATACCTATACATTTTCTATTAGTATTTTTACACGCAAAATATAATGAACCCGATCCAAAAAAAGGGTCTAATATTATATCATTTTCATTTGTAGTTAATAATATAATTCTTTCTAATAATTTTATAGGTATCTGATTAGTAAAATTTGAATTCTTTTCGGCTGATATATTTTTAACTAATTGTATATCATCCCACCAATCAAAAATTCTAGCCCCTTTGCTACCATTTTCAATAAGCTTTTTAATTCTTTTATCAGTTATATCTTTGTAAGGCTGTTTAACTCTATTGAAATCAGGTTTGCACCCATACCAAGCTATACCCCTACATTGTCTTTTTAAATTTGAACTATAACACCAAGGAACAATTTTATTTGGTCTACCTAATGCTTCACCAACAACCCCACAGAATTCTTCTAAATAATGGATTATAACTGAATTATAATTATTTAGAATGCTTAACATATTTATATATTTTTCATCGCTCATATTATCATTATAATCAACGTATTTAAAATTTATATTATAAGGCGGGTCGGTTATAATATAATCAAACTTTAATTTATCTATTATATCCTCAAATTTACAGTTATATATAGTCGCAGTATCATCTTTAAAATAACTAGAATTTATTTCTAATATATCCATTATTATATATTAGAATTAAAATTTTCTTTAAATAAATAAATAAATTTATAGATATTATTTTCTGGGAACTATATTTCTAACTTAGATAATATTGAGTTCCCAGAAATTAAATTATCTACATAATTTTTAATCTCAATATCTTCTTTTTGTGGTTCAGCTCCGCAACCGCATTCGCTATCAGTTGAATAATCAGTGTCGTCTGTTGAACTATACACGAATGTTCTATTATATTTTACTTTATTTTTCTTAATTAATACTCCACTATTAGCAACATATAATAACTTTATATTTAATAATATCTCATCCATTTTCTTTTCTAAATCTGATATTTTATTTTTTATACTATTTATATCCTCAATAAAAACGTTCATTAATATTATTTAGAAAATAAATTAATATAGATTTAATTATATAAAAAATCTATATTATAATATATAATGAATAGTTTCACAGAAAATTTAACTAATAAATTAAAAGATAAAAACCTTACACCCTCTACAATTAATTTATATATTAGAAATTTAGAAAAATTGAATGACAAAGAACCAATTAAAAACTTTAATTTTTTAAAGAAAGTTGATGTTATTAAAAATAAATTAGATGAGTATAAAAATAATACTCAACGTTCTTATTATATTTCAATTGTTTCAGCATTGAAAACAGACGATAAATATAAAAGCTTATATAATAAATATTATAAAATTATGATTGCTAAGAAAAAAGAAATTGATGAGATACCAACCACTACTATGAATGATAACCAGAAAGAAAATTGGATAAGTTGGGATGAAGTAATTACAATATATAATAATTTGTTAAATAAAGTCGCTGACCTACCAAAGAAAATTAAAACAGAAAAACAATATAATATATTATTAGATTTAGTTATATTATCATTATATACTAATATAGAACCTAGAAGAAATAAAGATTTTCAGATGATGAATATTATAAAAGGTTATACTATGGATGACCCAAAAATAAATTATTATAATGTAGATGATAATGAATTAGTTTTTAATGTCTATAAATCAATGAAGAAACACGGACACCAAAAAATAGAAATACCTGATAATTTAAAAGAAGTCATTAACATATATATTAAAAACCACCCATTAATTGATAAACAAAAGAAATTCAATGTCCCTTTTTTGGTTCATTATAACGGCGAACCACTTAACAAAATTAATAGTATTACAAATATATTAAATAGAATATTTAATAAAAAATTAGGTTCATCTATGTTAAGACACATTTATTTAACATATCGTTTTGGTGATACTTACAAAGAAATGCAACAAGTAGCCGACAATATGGGACATACAATATCCACCCAAAAAGACTATATAAAAGATGTATAAATAAAAATATCTAGATTTTATTTTTTAATAATCTAATGTTTATATATATATGTCAATAACTAAAATAAATGACTGCAAATTTGGAAATGAAAATGAAATAATAATTCTACCTATAATAAGAAAATTTTTTAATAGAGATATAATTAAACTAGAAGATAAATATAATAAATATGATTATGAAGATGATATTTATAAATATGAATTAAAAGCAAGAAAGAATAATTATAATAAATACCCTACAACCTTAATCGGTTCTGATAAATATGATAATAAGTATCATAATAATAAAAAAATTATATTCTTATTCAATTTTACTGATGGATTATATTATATTGAATATGATAAAGATAAATTTAATACTTTTGAGAAAAAGCCTTTTGTTAGAATTTATAGAGGTGTTAACGATATTAAAAAAGATTATTTATTTATACCAATAGAACATTTAATTAAAATAAATTAATTTATATTATATAAATAATCTAAGATTGATTATATAATAATGAAAGATTTAGAAATAGTTGAAAAAGAGCCGATGAGTGATTTTATAATAAAACAATATCTGCCAGATGCTCGTATATTTAAATATAGTAAATTTAAAAATTATAAGAGTATAAATGATATTCTACCAAATAATAAAGATTATGTTATTATATTAAATGAGATAGGACAACCAAATAACGGGCACTGGACGGCTATATGTAAATTTAATAATTCATTACAATATTTTGATGCATACGGTGATAAACCATCTTCAACTCTTACATTGAACGATGACACCTTAAATAATAAATTAGGACAGAATAAGGAGTATTTAAATAAATTAATTAATGATTATCAAGGCGATGCTTATTATAATGATTTCAGATATCAAGAACTAGCTGACGATATAAACACCTGCGGACGTCATACTTGCTTTTTTATATTATGTATGCTTAAACATAATTATAATCTTAATCAGTATTATAAATTTATGAAAAGATTAAAACAGAACAGTGATGAGAATTTTGATAATATAGTTTCATATATGATTAATTTGACTAATAATGATAATAGAGTAAAATAAATTAGATTTTTTATATTTTTTAATCTAAAATGATTATTATATAGAATAATAAATTTATTATTCTATATAAATATCTATAATATATCTAATTAGATTTATTATTTTAATAATCTGATTAATATATATATAATTGTATATATATATTAATTATTTATTAATAAATTAAAGAAAACGGTTAGCGCCTTTCTTACCCGATCCAACTACAGAACGAGCAACTTTTGCAACATCGCCGAGTTTTGAACCTTCAATATATGGTAAACTCATACGAAGTGCTTTCTTACCGACTGTTTTAATTTGGTCTAAGAGACCTGAGCCAAGCATTCTTGTGCGTTGAGACCATCCTGATTTTTCACCACTTTCTGATGTCCGAAGCACGTCCTCTTTTGTCAATATTCCGAGGTAAGTGCTTGAAACCCCTCTTTCTATCACTACTATCCCGCTATTGACACAGACAAGCACTATCTCCGCATCAGAAATAGCCACATCTCCTTGAGAATGACAACGGACTTTAACTTGAAGTGAATATTGCCCGACGCATCCAGATGCTAGATAATCCTGAACGAGGGCTATATCCTTTCCGAATTGAAGACAGGCGATACTTCCTTGCATAGGGATTTTTATAGGTGCATAGGCTGTTCCTAAAGCTCCAGCGGTAGATGCTACACCACTCCATTGTTGCCAGTTTTGATTTACGCCGTTTTCTCGGCTGACCTGCCAAATTTGCTCGGGGCTCATTGTAGAACAGATACCCGCATTATTATTAAATGAGATATTTATACCGTCAATTACGAGGAAACGGTCGGGATGATGTGATGTAGTATCAGCACGTGAGCGGACATATATAAGTAATTTATCCGGGATTACGTTAAGTGAAAGTGTTGAGCTAGTGAGTTCTTCGGTTGTCCCTGCAAGGATAGTTTTACCCCCTGCGGTAATAAAACGTGGAAGCTCTAAATATGGAAGAACATTCTTGGCGGGTAAAATTTGGGTTGGCATAGCATTTAACATATTGAATTCAATATATGCGTCTTTTACATCTACTAAAGATACAAGTCTCTTAGTCCCTGGTGCAACATTTTCGTCAGTTGAACGAAGAACACGTGATACATCACCACTAAAATTTAATTGGAAATTCATATTATTTATACCATACATAGATTGTGAATTGCTCTCAGTTGAATATGTGAAAGGTGAAAGACATAAAAGAGGTTCAACGGTCTTAAATTGAAGATATGTTGTTCTTGGTGTGCCATCGCCTATAGTTTGACCGCCTGAAACAGAGCCCCCAGGTGTGAAAGTTTCACCGAGACCCAAAAGATGCCACGCTCCATTTGGAACGAATGCTTCGTCATAACCTGCTTTTCTATAACCGTGAAGAGGGCTATTATTAAAATCGTCATCATAGTTAAACGTTTTATCTGTCATAGTAGGACACATACTATTATATTTATTTAAATCTCTGCTGTCATACATTTGAAGGACAGCGGGTAAAACATCGGGAATATTAACACTAACTACTGATGAATTAAGAGTGCAATTCATTGTAGCCATCATACTATGCAACGGAAACGGGGCAAGTGCCTCACGTTGCCCGTATTGAATTAGGTATTGACCCGTTACGGGTGTCCCTACAACTTTTAAAGTAAATGTAGTTCCGAGTAATGCCCTACGGTCAATAAGAGTTTCAAGTGAAGGGACTGAAATATTATAAATAAGTGATGTTGTGGATGGTGCAATTGCGGGATAGCGTGAAGCCGTGTTAGATTGAGCCCCTTTGACTACTGCATAATCAATTTCGTCCGTAATAAGAGCTATACGACTGTCTTCAACGAGTGATGTTTTAAAATCCATATATAATTTAAGTTAGATAATAATTTTATTTAATATAACTTAAACTATTTTTAAACTATATATTATTTCTTGGAACTCAATATTATCTAAGTTAGAAATATAGTTCCCAGAAATCTATATATTTTTTATATATTTATTAATATTTTATAGTGTTAAAGTCTTTTCGTCTAAACAATATTTTTATTGAACCAGCCGAGCCACTTGGGACACTAAAGGGGATTAAATCACCATATACATTTTTCCAAGATACATTAATTTGCATACTATAAAATGGAAGTTCGCTAGTAATATCAATTAATCTATATTCAGAATTACATATATATGTAATGTTTGGCTTATAGGTATTACCAACACTAAAGGGGACGATAAAATCAGTTATCTGAGATATTAAATTACTATTATTTCCAAATGTTGAAAAAGTATCAGTGCCTAAATCATTGGGAGGGCTTGACATAGTAGGACGAACAGGAATTAAACCAGTTGTAAAAACAATAGATTTTATAGGGTTCCATATAGTAATGTCTAACTGTTCTGATGTCATAGTTATATAGTATACTGTCGATAAAGTTGATGGTGGCGTTATAATATTAGATAAATTATTAACTGTTGGATATATTTTAAATCTGAATTGTAAAGGGTTAGCGGATGGATTAACGGGTGGATATCCATAGTCAACAGTTTCAAAACCACTTAATAAATTTTTAAGTGGTGCATTACAATAAATTAAAATTGTAGTATTAGAGGTAGGATTTAACCCCGTGCCAGTATTAAAATAATTACTATCTGCTATTAATGATATTTTATTTGTGTTCTCATCATAATTAAATTGAGGCACATTCATTTGAGCGAAAGGTTTCGGTAGTGTTGGTAAATTCTGTAAACATTTATATAATGTATTATTTAATAAGTTAATAAAATGTCTATATGTGTATGAATAATAATAAGTAGAATTAATCTGTCTATCTCTTACAGGTGTAGGCGGTTTTAATGTTGTAAATTCCTCTGTTTCCCATTTAACGCTTTCTGTTATCTCAACTCCAGCATATGACATAGCCAATTGATATATTGTTTGGTCGTAATCCGCTTGGAATGGTTCAATAATAGGAATAAATACAGGAAGAGTTGGCGTGTCTAATTGAAAACGAATAACACTAAAAAAATATTTAGAAGGATTAACCAGATAAGGGGTATTTCTAACCTCATTAAATATTAAATTTTTTGGTTTTTCATAACCCTCAAAATCACTATTTGTAATATCTAAATCAATATATAAATGTGTTGGGTCTTGGTCTATAAAATCTTTTTGATTTAATTGCAAAGTCATATATATTATAGTATACAAAATAAATAATTATATTATATTATTTATTTCTAGGAACTCAACATTATTAAGTAAAATATAGTTCCCAGAAAATATTATCTATTAATCTATTTAATTATTTAAAGAAAAATTATTATCTAATATATAGTAATGGAACAAGTTAAAGAGACTAATAATGAACCTATTATTAAAATTGTAAAATCTATTAAAAAATATAAAAATAAAAATGGGGAAGAAAAAATTAAGGTATATAATCAGAAAAATTATAATGACCTCTATTATAAAAATAATTTAGAAAAGTTTAGAGAGGTTTTCGTGTGTAAGTTTTGCGAAAAGAATATTATAAAATCAAATAAGTTTAATCACGAAAAAACAAAGACGCATATTTTAAACGAAAAATATAATATTAATATAAAAAACTTATAAAAAAACATCTAAAAATAAATATATAGAAATTATTTATTTAAAAAAACATTAAGAAATTTCTATAAATTTAAAAAAGGATTTAAGGAAAAATTAATATATATAGTAATATAATATAATGGAAACTCAAATTTCAAACTCTGAAAACTCTATAACATACTATAAACCATATTCATCATTTCAAAGAATTCATAAAATAGTTGAAAATGAAATAATTAGAAAAGAATACGAATATGATGAAAACACAACAATAGACGATATAACATATTTTATAGATAACATACATAAACAAAATATTTCAAAAAGAGAATATGAAACAGATATGGAAGTATTAAATTTATTCAATGAAGAATTAATTAATATTACTAATAATATGGTAAAATCAGGGGAATTAATAAAACCAGCATCTACAAAAGGATATTATAAATTAAAAGACACAAATAAAAATGGTTCTCTTGCTATGTATGAAGCAAATGACTATGTATTTTCTAAAATAATAGAATTAGGTAGTGCCGTTATAGATATATGTAGTAAATATAAAATATTTAGAACAGGAACAGGACATTTTCACACTATCACATTAAAAAAATCATTTTTAGATATTAGACATAGAAAAAATAAAAAGGACATATTTGAAGATTACGTAGATGAATACAAAATAAGAAGACCCGAATATATGAACTTAATTCTGAAAAAATATTATTATTTAAAATTTAACGGAAAATTTTAAAAAAACCTTTAGAAATTATAGAAATTTTTTATTTAAGAATTTCTATAAAAAAACCTTTAAGAATTTTCTTTTAATATAAAAAAGGATTTAAGGAAAAATTAATATATATAGTAATATAATATAATGGAAATGAAAACTTTTCTTAAAACTTTTGAAGATAAAATAAATAACTTTAAATATCACGGCATATATGTATTTGGATATACTAATGATATGAACCAGATTAAAAAGGGTTGTTATCAACCACTAAAAAAAGAATATGAAAACACCCCTAAATATTTCAAGCCGATCCAACTTAAAAAGAGTAAATGGCAACCTAACGGGATACAAATAAACACAACTGAACTTTCAACAATTGACATAGATGAACCTGAAAAATGTTCTATTTTAGATAAGTTATTAAATGACTGTAAATTTTACGTTAAAACGAGAAAAGGATATCATTTTTATTTCAATAAAGAAAATGAACTAGCCCGTATTCGTTTATGTAAAATAGCAGATATTAATATGGATAAATTATGGTTCGTCCCTAAATATATCCACAAAGACACTAAAGAAGAATATAATTATGAATTAATTAAAAGTGAGAAATTAGTTGATATGCCAACATATGCTATAGATTGGTGTAAAATGCTAATTAGTATGAATTATAATAATAATAATAATAATGTAAACAATAAAATTAAATCAACTGACAATATTGAAAAATTAATTATTAAGCCCGATCTTGTTATAGAAAAGTTTAATATTAAAATTATGAAATCAATTTATAAAATCTTTTTTAATGCGGGTTTCTTAGATACTTATGATAAATGGAGACAAGTTGGTTATATGGCTCGTCATCTTAATAACACAGATGAGAGCTATGATTTATTTGATAAATTTTGTCGTAAGGTTGAAGGATATGAAAATACACCCATTAATAATAATATCAAAGCGTTTTATGGTAAAGACGAATATAATATTAACTTTGATGAAAACGGAGTATTAATTAAATGTAGTCAATTAGACAGAGAAGAATATAAAAAATCATTACAACATTTATATAAATCTAAATATGATAATGTAATTAATAAATTCAATAAAAAATTCATATATGATGAAGATGATTTAATGTTTGATGAGTGGATGAGTAATTATAAAGCAATATGTATAAAATCACCTTATGGAACGGGGAAGACATTTGCTTTTCGTGAATTAATCAAGAAGCATAAATATAAAAAAGTTTTATTCATAACATATCGTCAAAGTCTCGCCCATTCATTTTCATTAGATTTAAAAAATCAGTTTGGATTTGAAAATTATTTAGATGAGAACGTAGATGTTAAAAAAGCAGATAGAATTATTATTCAATTAGACAGCTTAAAAAGATTAACAGATACAGTTAATTTGATAACTCAGAAAGATGGTTTACCTCATTATGATTTAGTCGTATTAGACGAAATTGAGGGCTTATTATCTCATCTTAGTTTTGATAAAATAGAACAATATTTCATTCATAATATATTGACGGGAATTTTAAAGAAATGTTCTAAAATATTAACTTTAGACGGAGATTTAGGAGATAGAACCTTAGATTTTATAACTACATTGGGCTTTGACTATAAAATATTTGAAAATGATTATTTAGGAATTAAAAAGCATTTCAAATTTAGCCATAATATAGACACCTTTGATGATAAAATTGATGAAGATTTAAATGAAGGTCGTAAATTAGTTATAGTATGTATGACTAAAACAGAAAGTGAAAAATACTACAATAAATATAATTCTAAATATAAGGTATGTTTACACAATTCAATTGAAAAAAATAAGATAAAATTATTAGATGTAAATACAGAATGGGCTAAATGTGATTTATTAATTTATAGCCCTAGTGTTGAAAGTGGAGTTGATTTCAATATAATTAATTATTTTTATAGATGTTATGCGACAGTTTCAAATCAATCTACATCAACCCGTGCATTTTTTCAAATGTTAAATCGTGTTAGATATTATGAAAATAATGAGATAACAGTTTTAATTCCTCATAATCTACCTTGGATTATAAATGGTATTTTATGCCGTTTTGATGAAATGAAATTAAATAAATGGAATAACATAGAAATTAATAATTTAACAACTATTTTAATACATAATGATGTAGAAAGATACAACACCAAAAAACATTTTATGACTTGTATTATCAAAACATTATTAAAAAAGGGTCATACATATGAATATTTGCACGATAAACCAGAAAAGAAAATAAAAAGTGATATAGTGGCTCAAATGAAAGAAGCAATTATTAGCGCCGATGACATTGATGATGAAAAATTTGAAAAATTAATTAGTAGACAGAGAAGAAATAAAACGATTACTCGTGAAGAGAACTTAAAAATTCAAAAATTCATTTATAAAAAAGTTTTTAGAGTTGACAATATTGATAATGCATTTATGGAAGACCACTATAATAAAATTGATGTTCTGAAAAATTATAAATTTATTAATATGCCAGTTAGTAAAAGAGACGAATTAAAAGAAACCGATTATTTAAAAAAGTTCAAATATAATAAATGCGATAACATTATTGAACTCATAAATATATTTGGTTTTAAAATTAATAATGGTATTATTGAAAATATTGAAGATAAAAAAGACATAACTTATAAAAAGATTAAATATGATATTAAAAAATTTATAGATAACAAGAAATTTAAACAATTATTTGAAAGCGAACAGGAAATAAAAGAAAATAATATTTTAAAAGTAGCCGAAGATTATTTAAATAATTATGGTTATAAGCTTAGTAAAAAAGATATTAAAATTAAAGAAGGCGATAAATTCGTTAATGATAGAAAAATAGTTATTGAGCCTATAAAATTTATTGATTATGCATTTGATAGAATAAAGAAAGATGAGAATAAAAATATTGATAATATTTTATTCAATGATGATGTATATAATAATATATTTAATAGTCCTATTATTAATGATTTTATTATTAAATGTAAAATGCCAGAAGGAAATTATATAATAGAGGATAAAGATATTATGGAAGATAATGAATATGACCCAGAATGGGATAGTATAGAAGAAGAACCAATACCAATTCATATTCAAAAAATTGAGTTTTATAAAATTGAGGGTGATTATGGGGTATATTTTAATAAAGAAGATAAAGAAAAGGCGGAAGTTCGTATTAAAAATAAGAAAAACCACAAATTATTAATTGATGAATTAATTATAGATTTCTAGGAAGTCAATATTATCTAAGTTAGAAATATAGTTCCCAGAAATTTAATATTTAATAAATAATAATCTATTATTTATTATATATAATGGAAGTTCAAAGTTTGAAAGCTTATCAGATAAAAGATGTTATAGGGCAATTTTTAGATAAAAACCCGCAGAGATTAGCATATAGAAGTAAAACAAAAAAGGATTTAATACAGATATTAAAGAATTTCAATATTAATCCTCGTATGTATCAGATTATACAAAAAAACCCATACACACCACTACCAAGGGATATTTTAAAAAAATATGGTAAAACAGCGTATAAAGGAGACCAACAACAAGAATTTTTAAATGAATTAGAACAAAATGAGAGATATAATAACCCATTACAGGCATTAAATAAATATACTAATAGAGCAGGAGACCAAGAATATATTAATTTATTAAATCATCAAAAGAAATTTATAACTCAATTCTGTTATTCTAATTTAAGGGGGTCAATTGCATTTCACGGCGTCGGCTCAGGTAAAACACTTACTGCTGTTGTAGCATCTTATTTATATCTTAAAATTTATCCTAATAATAAAGTTATTGTAATTAGTCCGTCATCATTATTATTTAATTTTATTAATGGTATGCAACAATACGGATTGGATATAAGTGATAATAGATATATGTTTTTAACCTATGATAAATATGTTCGTAAGCCTATAGTGGCTAAAAATGCTTTGCTTATTGTAGACGAAGCGCATAATTTTAGAACAGCAATGAAAATAGAAACAGTAAAAGACCCAGAAACAAATGAAATTTTAGGCTCTACCGCTCAACAAAATAAAAAAGGTTTTGCGGTTCTTAAATATGGCGCAATGTTCGCCCATAAAGTTATATTATTAACAGGCACAGCTTTCGTTAATACATTATATGATATAGAAAATTTATTAGCTATGGTTGATGAAAGAATGCCAATTGATATAGGGACATTTTCTGATAGTGTAATAAATAACCCAGACACAATTGATGATTATTTTTCTTATAGAATTTCATATTATCCATCTCAAAAAAATGAATTCTTCCCAGAGATGATTGAAAAGAATGAAGTTTTATATATGACACCAGAGCAATATAGCCAATATTTAACGATTAAACAAGAAGGTATCCCACATAAACAAGAAAGAGAAAAAGAAAGCGAAAACCCTAACGCATTTTTTAGTGCAGAAAGATATGCATCTAATAAAATAAAAGATAACCCTAAAATTAAATTTGTGGTTGATAGAATTAGAAAGAAGAAGAATGATAAATTCATTATTTATAGTTCTTTATACGATGCAGGAGTTCAGATATTAATGAAGAAATTAGATAAGTTAAATATTAAATGGGTTTCTATTACAGGACAAGAAAGCACTATCCAGAAAGAAAATTCTAAATTATATTACAATTATTATAATTTTAATAATGACAAGTTTTTTGATTTGAAAACAGTTCCAGCAAATTATCAAAAATATATTAATAATGAGTATAGAGTTTTATTAATTACAAGAGCAGGGGCGGAGGGTGTTGATACAACTAATACACAAAATATTATGTTATTAGATAGTCAGTGGAATGATGCATTAACAGAACAAATTATCGCTCGGGCGGTTCGTTTTAAATCTCATTTTCAGTTACCAGAAGAAAAAAGAAAAGTAAAAGTTTTTAGATTATTCTTATGCAGTGAAGAAGAAAGAGAATTGGTAGAAAGAATTATGAAACCAGATTTTAATGATTGGGGAGAACTTAGGGGAGAAATGAGACAAGCAGTTAGGGAACAACTAAAATTAAAACAAATTGATGAAGAAATATATATACCATTATTAAAAGAATTAAAAGAACTTAAAAATTCTAAAGGCGATCCGTTTATAAAAGATAAAACTGAAATTATTACAGATGATAATAAAAATAAATATAAAATATACGGCTTTGATGAATATAAAAAACTTAAAACAGAAGATGAACGCAAAAAATGGAGAAGAGATATATATAATTTATGGCATACGGCATACGGTTCAAAAGATAAAAATATAAAGCCAACATATGAATTATTAAAACAACTAAAAACAAGAGAAGACAACCCTTATATACCAGATAAAACAACTGAAGAAAAAATTCAAAAATCAAAAGGACTTTTAAGTTGGAATATCAGAAGAACAGAGGGATGGGATTTTTACGAAGGATTACACAAAGATGATAAACAAGATTGGATTAATAAAAAATATAGCGAATGGTTAGTATCTTATAAACCAACAGAAACAGAAAGAAAAGTTATAAGTGGGCGGACAGTAGATATTAATATGTATATATTGGCTAAATCAAAAACTAAAGCTATTAATGATTTTATAGCTAATTTTGGGACAAATATAAAATTATTTGAAACCTATCAATCTCAACTATTAAAATATGTTGTTGAGGAAGAAAAGAAATTAAAAAGACAATTGACAGACGAAGAACAAGCTAAAATATATATTAAAGTTTACAAAGACCATCCTATTGAAAAACTACCGACATTTGATTATTTATATATTAAGCAAAGATTAGACAAACAATCTAATGACCCAAGCACTCAGAGAAATGTAGAAAATCAACAGTATTATACAAATTACGAACTCGCTAAATATATTATTAATAAGACTAATTTAAGTAGTGTAAAAGAGAAAGTAGATATTTTAGAACCAACAGCAGGAGAAGGTTATTTAATTAAACCAATATATGAAATGAAAATAGATTATAATTTAGATTTAATTGAATTAGATAAAGAGAATAGAAAGAAATTAGAAGCTATCTCAAAATCGTCATTAGGTAATATTAAATTATTAAAACAAGCTAACTTTTTATTATCTACGCCATCTAATAGATATGATTATATATTTATGAACCCACCTTTCCATATTAAGAAATCAACAAACGCTATAATTAAAAGAGATATATGGGATATTGATTTTGTTAAAAGAGCATTTGGTATGCTTAAAATTGGCGGTCAACTAGTCGCAATAACATCAAAGCATTTTATATATGCAAATGATGAGAAAAGTAAAAGTTTTAGAGAATTTTTAAAAATTAATTATGACGAGAAAAAATTAAAAATTTATGATAATGATATTTTAAAGGTTGATGTAGAGGAAAGAGAGCAAGAGCAATTTGAAAATGAAAATAGAAAAATGAAAATGGATGTTATGATAATTCATATTACTAAAAAATCTGATGTTATGGATAATATGCTATTAGGTGAAAAATATTATGATATTGAAGAAATGAAAGAAATAGGTAATGATATAATAAATAATATTACAACATTAGATAAAGAAAATATTAAAGATTTAAATAAAGCTAATGACGAAATTAATAAAATAACAGTTAAGGCAGAAGAACCCCCACCTATTAAGGTTGAAGAACCCAAACCAGTTAAAGCGATCCAAAATAATGATGATGTATTTGAAATACCTAAAAAGAAAAAAGTTAAATCAGATATATTAGATGAACCTTATAAAGAACTTAATAATGAATATTATAAAGTTAAAAAAGAATTAGATGACAGCGAGGATGCAGTTGAAAAAGCAGTAAAAAAATTCTATACTGAAGGAGGAAATACTAGAGAAATTAAAAAATTAAAAGATAAATTACAAGAAAATAAATTTAAATTAGACGAGCAAATAGAAAAATTTAAAATAATAGAAAAAAGAAAAGATTTAATAGAAATATTAAAAGCATTAGATATTAAAAATGTAGATGAATACAGAAAATTTGAAAATAATAATACATTACCAGCATTAAATGCATTAACATCAATTTATAAAGGAAATTTATCTGATATATTAGAAGAAGCAGGAACAGTCCGTAAAATGAGAAGATTTTAATTTAATGCTATATTATTTTTATTTATTGTATTATTAACAATATTATTTTCTATTTTTTTCATAATTTCTTTAATATTATTTATATTTTCAGTATCATCTTTATCTATATGTATATTTATAGATTTAGTCCTTTTACAACAAGTATTTTTTATACTTATTGTAATATTTTCTTTTACATTTGCGCCACTTTCAATATTTTTCATACAACTACAACACGCTAAACGACGAAATAAATCAGTTATTTTAACCATTTTATATAATATAATTAATATAGAATTTAATTTAATTATAAATAAATATATAAATAAAACCTAAGGTTTATATATATGTCAGTTGAATTTAAAAAAAAACTCGCTAATAAATTAAAGAATATTGATAAAAAATATCTAAAAGTAGAAGATGACCGAATGTTAGTTGGTGAAGGTATAAGCCACGAAATGGAAGAAGTAAAAGAAGGTATGGGATTACAAGGTAAAGGTAAAGCAGGTATGAAAAAAATGAAAAAAGGAAAAGGATATACAGCAGGAAAAGCAAAAAAAGGAAAAGGATACACCGCAGGGAATGAGATGCAAACAGATAGTGATATGGAAGGCGGTTTCAGTTTTAAGGATATTCTACGTATCCCCGCTACAGCATTAAAAGCAGTTGTCCCTTTTGCATCAGTCCCTTTAAAAATGGTTGGCTTAGGTAAAAAAGGGGGTGCTAAAGTAGGATATAATGGACCCGCAGTTTGGAAGGATAATTTACCTAAACCTTTTTATTATGCGGGTGGTTTGTTC